GGCGAGCGCAGCGGAGCCGCAAGCCCTGGGGTCAGGTTTTGCGGCGAAGGACAGCCATTGTTGCCCCCGGTAGACACAAAGTGTGTGCTAGTATTACCACACACTTTGTGCTCGTGCTCTGCGCGAGCATTATTGGTGCAACTCTCGCGAGGAGCCAGACCGGAATTTGAGCGGTCACTCGCGAGGAGTCACAGCACACACGCACATTTCTCACGCTGTCGCGACACAGAAATTACGTGTTTACCCTCAATGGCTACTCCGGAGAAGACGTCATACGATTGGGGAGTCTCGTCGCCGACGGAGCAGCTCGCTATCTCGCATTCCAGGGCGAGATTGGAGGAGTGGGCGGCAACGAACACCTCCAGGGGTGCGTCGTATGGAACGACGCGAAACTACCCCGACTGGCCGGAGACGCTCTACAGCGACCCGGCGGACCTCGGCCTCATGTCGAAGTCATGCGAGGTACCCTCGAACAAGCCGTCGCCTACTGCTCTAAGCCCGACACGCGCGCGCCACCTCCTGCCCCCCAGTTTGCTGAGTTCGGAGAACGACCACGAGGAGTGGGACGTCAAGGGTCTCGATCGGATTGGGACGACATCCGAGATCACCTCTCCGGAGGAGGAGCCCTTGCAGAGCTCGCGCAAACGCACCCGGGACACATCGTGCGTTATCACGGAGGGCTCCAAACGCTCCAAGGTTACCTCAAGCCGCAAAGGCGCGAGTGGAAAACTGAAGTGCATTGGTACTACGGACCTACTGGTACTGGGAAAAGTCGCTACGCGTTTCGCGAGCATCCTGACGCGTATCAAAAGATGGGCGGCAACAAATGGTGGGACGGCTATGACGGACACGAGTGCGTCATTGTTGACGATTACCGACGAGATCTTTGTCCCTTTCACGAGCTTTTACGGCTCCTTGACCGCTATCCAATGCGAGTTGAATTCAAAGGCGGTTCTCGAGAATTTGTCGCTCGGACCCTGATCATCACGACTCCGTACTCGCCCCGCGATACGTGGGAGGGCCAGACGGAAGAGCATTTAGCTCAGTTGATCCGTAGAATTGACGTGGTGCGCAATTTCTCTGTAAACCCGTATAATCCGGACATTTAAGTCATATTTTAGCCATGCCAATTAAACGCCGTCGTTCTTACGTTGTGACCCCCGCGAAGCGTCGTCGGGGGTCAATTGGAAAATCGGGATTTTCAGGACGTACCCGCGCCGCCAGGCGCGGACGTGGTAAGTCCACGAGGACCCGAAGGGGACGGAGGAGTCGTGGCGCAGCCACGGTTTGGAAGAAGCTGACGCCTCCCCAGGTTTGGTCGCACAACGGCTCCCTTCGTGTGACCAGTGTGCCCGTGACTGCTAACCTGACTAGGTTCGTCACGAGTGACAATGCTCCGCATTGCTACTTCTCCCAAGTTACTGCTGCCGATGGCGTGGCGCAATGCGGCACTCAGGCCATCATGTGCTTCAACGTGGCGTCTCAGTACGCTATGCAGGTTATGGCAACTCAGGCTGCTGCGCAGTATGCGCAGGTTAATAGCATTACTTCTACAGTGCCTATTGACGCTGCTGGCTATTTCAAGAGTGGTAAGTTCCTGTTTCACTCGCAGACTGTCAACTTTACGTTTACGAACAATTCGAAGTATCAGGCGTTGTACGAGATTTACGAGTTTGTTGCACGCTGTGACTTGTCTGAGACTGATGAGAATACGAACCCAATTACCGCTTGGAGTCAAGGGCTTCTCGATAACCAGGCCAACTCTTATGGCTCCAATGCTATCACCATCGCTGGGCAGATGGCTGCTGTATTTGATGATGCTGAAATTGGTCAAACTCCTGCTGTTGTTACTCCTCAGACGATTGCTGTGAATAACATTCAGGCGCGTCCCTTCAATAGTCCGCTGTTCTGTTCTAGGTTCAAGATTACTAAGGTTCGCAAGGGCATTCTAGACCCCGGAGTTACAAGTATTCACCGTGTCAAGTATGCTCCCAACAAGATTATGTCTATGGAAAAGATTAGCCGCCTCGTAGTCCAGAGGGGCGTTAATCGATGGTTCATGATAGTGGCTAAGGGCCAGGTCGGACAAGATACTGCCAACAGGCAATTGGTGACTACAGCTCCTGTCAATCTAGACTGTATGTATTCCACTGAATTTAGGTTCCGTTCGCTTACGGCTCAGGCTACTACGTATCAGTGGCAGAACTGTCTTCCCGTCATCAGTAATAACGGTGCTTTCGGTGGTAGAAACATGCTCGACGGTGAGTTTGAGAACCCCGTCGACGAAGCTAACATTGATGGTGCAGTGTAATCATATTTTAATGGAGCAAGATGTCCCGTTTCTTTTCTTCTGCGCAGAATCCGCACGGTGCTATTCCTCAGTATCGCCGGAAGAAGCTCGATTCGGCTGCGAGAGTTATTCAAAAGTTTTACAGGAGTGGTTTCAAAAGCTTACACAGGGCTGGCAATATTATGTCAAGACGTGCGGAGTATCCTTATGGCCTGTACGGTAGATATGGTCACTATCAGAGGGCGATCTACAAGGCCATGTTAGAGCGGAAAACCAAAAAAAGGAGATCGGAGCAGCTGCAACGAGCAGCTAATAAGCGTAGATTGTATATGTCCAAACGTTAAATACGTTCCCAAAATTCCACTTCCCAAATGCGCATGGTACGGGCGTGGCGCGAAGCGCGCAAATTAGACGACAATCTAAGGGGGCTGCCGAGCCGCAAAACCTGACCCCAGGGCTTGCGGCGAGCGCAGCGGAGCCGCAAGCCCTGGGGTCAGGTTTTGCGGCGAAGGACAGCCATTGTTGCCCCCGGTAGACACAAAGTGTGTGCTAGTATTACCACACACTTTGTGCTCGTGCTCTG